CGAAATTCTACTTCCTGTTCACTTAAATCTTTTTTTACATCCTCATCTGCATTGTCAAGTAACTTATTAAATCTTGTAAGAAAAGCACTACGTACAGTAGAATCCATATATTTTATACCCTCTAGGGATTCACCTGGACCTCTCTGCTGAAAAAAGGCATCTATTACCATACTAATAGCACCTTTAGTAGGTTTTATTCCATTCTCATCTAATTGAGTTGCTAAGGACATCATACTAGATAATTGAGCTGTGGCCGCTATAACAAGTTTTTCTTCATTTGATTTGGAAGTCTTTCCAATATCTCTGTCAAAATCAGCAATTAAGTTTTTTTTATATTCTCTTATTTTGTTTATTATTTTTTCACCTGCTGGCCTGTCTTTTTCGTACTGACTTATTCCATTTTTAGAATCACCATCTTTATAATGTAGAAGATCTATTATATTATCAAAATAATTAGTATCAAGAAGTTCAGTCCCATTTTTTTCAACTTGAACTTCTAATCCAGATAGTATTGATACAGTGACTATTTTATTTACTTCTTCATAAGATAGTCCTTTTTGTTTTAATGTATCTGTTAAATATTTTAGTGACTGACCTGATAGTAGTGGTTTGTGTCCAGAATGCTCAGTACCATCTTGATCACCTTGAATAATTATTTTACTTATTTCATCTGTAGACGATCCTAAACTAACTGAAAGTAAATTCTGATGATCTAATGTACCTTGTATTTTTGCTATCTCTCCTGCAATAGAGTCATAATTAAGTCGTTTACCGGGTGCAGATAGTATAGTCGTAAAAATAGGATTATTACCGACCAACGCATCGAGAGCAGTTACTCGTGTTTCTTCTAATTGTTGAGCCGCATACTCAACCAGACTACCTGTAAACGGCTCTTCTATAACTTCTCCTTGTGGAGTACTTTTTCCTTTTAATGCGCCTAGATATTGTTGATGTATCTCCTTAGCAATATTTGGAGCATTATTCTTTTGTTCTGCATTATATCTGGATAACTGTACTTCACCCATTCGTAATTCAAAACCTGTATTGGCAGCATCTATTATCTTTTGATAATTAGGATCATCAACTGACAGTCCTACTTTATTTTTAAGTGCTATAATCTGAGCTTCCACAGACATATGAGGATCACTAGCAGCAAGTATTGCTCCTTCTATTTTAGCCTGAGCAAGCTTCTCCTTTAAAACTTTCTCTCTTGCTACTCTATCTACCTCATCAATCTGTTCCTTATGTTGTTGAGCCTTTAGAAAGCTTAAACCAGCATTAGAAGCTTTAGGCCCAAAATTCAGGAATTCTTGTGCAATTCGCTTTCTATTTTGTGGATCAGCCATTATGATACTTTTGGTTGTTCATATTGTTTATATTTATAATAAGTATTTATAGAGTCTAAGCCACCATTTATCATTCCCATATACATTGCAGTACGATCATTAGTACCTATAGATGCTAGTCCTGCAATCTGAGCTTCCATATTAAGGTAATCACCTCTTAGACCAGAAATAATTGATTCTTTCTTATAAATACTTTCGACTCTCTTAGCAGTAAATTGATGTTTTTGTGCTTCAACTTTTCGGAGATGATCTCCAGCAACTCTAGCAGTAAAGAACTTGGAACTTTGTCCATTCATAATTCCTTGGGCTTTAATAGTAGATGAATTACGTTTTTGTTCTAATGCCGCTTCAAACATCATTGCTGTCTCGGCATCATCTATAGCAGGAGCAAGAACATTTTCAAGTTGTGAGACTGCTCCACTAGCCTCACCTACTTTATAGTTGTATGATTGGATTGCTAATGCTTTTTGTTGTGCTCTTTTTTGTGCATCTATTTTATTCTGTTCTTCTTGAGCTTTTTGACCTTGAATTTGTCCATATATAGTAGTGCCTAATTGTATAGCCGCCATTATAGCAGCTATAGTTGCCATACTTACGGGTTCTAGTAAAGTCAAAGGTCCATTATAATCATAGGATTTCTCAGACTCTTTAACTAACTCTCCTCTAGCATCATCCCAATGATATACAACTTCTGTATAAATTTTCATATTATATTCTCTGTGCTCTTATTTGTAGGAAACCTTCCCATTCAGCACTCTGAAAAGAGCAAGGAAGATACTCATCATTAGTAATTGATACTTTACAATTCTGTGGACTAGAGAGAATTGAACTTCTAAATGATCCCGATAGTAATTTATACTCGTTAATCTGTGAACTATTAGTAATGAATCCACTAAAGGTTTTTTCGTATGCTGTACGAGGTGTTATATCTTTTGTAGTTCCTGGGGAAGCTGCATTAGGAACTTTAATAGTATATGGTGCTACATCCACTTTTATTTTGAAGAATCCAGTATTACTATATAGAACATTTATATTTCTAAGTTGTAGTTTAGCGTTCCTAGAAGCTATCTCCTCAACTTTGTATAGGAACTGTGTGAATTCATACTTAAAAGTAAACGGAACACCAACAAATATTACAGAGGGTACTCCTGTAGTATTCTGAGCTACTCTTAGATAGGCATTTATGTCTACTTCAGCAATCTTTCTAGCTTGGTCAGTTATATATACTACAGGTAGGCTTGCTCGTGTAGCATAATAAGGTAAGTTACTAGCCGACAGAGTAAAACTTGCATCATATGTTAATTTAACTCGTCTGTCTAAGAGTACCGATGTTTTATCTTCTGTAGATGCTATTGCACTATCAGTTGATAAATTAATATTTTCTAAGTAGACACCATCATTTCTTTTAATTAAAATCTGTAGTGTGGAGCCAATAAACTGACAATTTATAATCTCATTATCTGTTCCGAATTTCCAAACTGACCATGATGATTGTATTTTATCTTGTGCTTGCCAATAATACTTGTAAATATATAAGTTAGTTTTTTCTGTACTGCTTTGACAAGCTAGAAGTGACTCATTACTGGAAGAAATCATTCTTGTTATTTTTCCAGGTATATATTGAGGAATATGAGCGGTAATTTCTACTGCATCATTTACTTCTTTATTATTATCTACAAAATATTCTCTTACACCAGAAAACTCTCCTCTTTGAAAGGCGAAGAAAACATATCTACCAACTGAGACAGGTTTTACGTTAGCATCTGATTCAAATTGGGTTGTGACATCTATAGAAACAGTAGCGGGTGAGAGGACTCCGGGGGAATTTAATGAGAATTGTTGTAGTTCTGAGAAGAATAGAAGAGACTCACTAAAAGGTACTGCATGTTTAAGGAGAGATACTTTATCATTGGAGACTGTAACATCTATAGGACTACTATCTAATCCTGTTATCACAGTTGTGGGAAAGAAATTATAGTAATTACCGGCCTCACTCATCACTACATTTTCGTCTGCTAGGAAGCCTATTCTATTTTTATGGAAGAATATATCTTGAACTGTTCCACCTACGAATGATGGGAAAGGATTTAGTTCATCATCTCCTACTAATCGGGCATTCCAACCTATCCTAGAGAAGTCTGTTGTTACAGAATCAACTGCTCTACCATCATCTTCCGTTTTTACTACTGCCTCAAATACAAATGTTATCCCTAAAGGATTTACAGTAGTTTTTGATGTGTCATCAAATAATCTAATTAATCTATGTGGAAGATTAGCATAATTCATATGTTCGCTAGACTCTGGACCTGCACATTCTTTCCATACACCTTTATCTTGATCGTCTGCTGTAAATTTTACATAGAAATCATCTTCTTGTAAAGTATCATTACCTGCTATTTTAGTAATAAAACCATCGGGAACATTTTCTCCGGGTAGAAAACTAAAACTCCTTACTTCTCCACCACCTATAGCTCCTTTAATACCAAACAAATCTGTATCCGCATGTGAGTCAGTAGTCGAAACTGAGAAATTTGCGGTATGTTTGAAATGAAGTATACTTCCATGCTTTGTACATGTCATACCAGAAGGCATATTACTATCAAATCCCGCATAAAAATCAGTATCAGTATCACCATCAATATTTTTATCAACAGTAGGTTTTCTACCACCAAATCCTGTTTTCTGTACGTCAGTGTTTGAATTACCAGTCACATCAAATAATCCCCAACCGGCTCCATCTAAATTATCTGCACCATTCAAAATGGCATCTGCTATTGCATCAGTACCGATATATTCTTGGTTAGTTACTGGTAAAGTAGCGGGAGTCTGGTATCCTACTTTATAATATGTACTTCCTACTTTGATACTTACTACATACTTACTATTAAATCCACCTTTTTTAACATATACTAATGCCTCATAAGAAGTGGCTCCGAGTGATGCTGTACCTCTTGGTGAGATAGCCGAACCACCATCTTGACCTGAAGTCTGTGCATCAGAGGTAGCCTTTGTTACAACTCTTTTATTTGATACATAAAAAGTAGTGTCTGTAATAGTAGTAGATTTTACATCTGTAGCAAAGTCTACTACATCAGAGAAATAAGATAGACCGGCATTATCTATTGTAGAAAATACTGGAGTACCTGCATAATTATTCTTTTGGACCGGCATTTCATTCCCATCCTTATCAAAAACTTTTAGAAATTTGTCACTTGCTGAACCACTTGTACCACCAAGTAAAACAGTATAAGATTCGTTTTCGTCTCTTCGTATTGAGTGTATATGAAATGAACCACTTGTAGAGGTTAAAATTTTCTTAACTACAGTGCTTCCAGGTCTTTTTTCTAAGCCATTTGCTACAGTTGATAATCCATTTTCTTGAATTTCACCTTGAGTAGGTAATCTTATCTCAGGAGGTTGTTGAGAAACTCCATTAATAAGATTTGGAATTGATTTAGATACTAATGGCATGTGTTTATTAAGTTAATGTAGAGGAAGCTGTGGATATATATCTATCTAAATGTCTATATGTGTCATAGTGATCAAATATATTATAATCACCCGATCCTGACTCAGATTCTTTTAAAGCGATAAGGGCAACTCCTTCTTCGTCAGCTTGTAATTGTGATAAGCCCGGAGATCCTATTACATTTTCTTGATACTTTCTTCCTGCTCTCAGAGTAATATATCTGCGGGCTACTTCTGGAAGTCCATCAAAAGACAATAGGATTACCATATCTACAACAATATCTTTTGTAAAAATAAATGAATTAGTTACTCTATCATAGAGCTTTCTATTTCGTTCCACTATATCTGTAGTGTAATCTCTAAGAACCGAAGTTGTATCTACTTTCATACAGTTAGAGGGTAAAGCTATATATCCATCGGTATTAGGTGATAAAGTCAAACGTAAATCGGTATTAAATGTCCATCCTATACTTTGTACTTCTCGATTAATATTATCTAGAACTACCTCAGCAATCTCTGCTTCTTGTAATCCAGAACCTAATGTATTAACAGGTGCTTCGCCAATACTTAGTAGTATCGTATTGACAGCATCTAGTTTAGTCGTGTTTGTTAATGTTGCCATATGATTAAATGAGAAAGGTAATAAGAAAAGGGAAGAGAAAAAGAGAGGGCAGAGCAGGAGATAATGGAGTGAGGAAGGGTCACTCCGTTCGGAAGAGAACCTCCTGTTGCCCTCAATTTAGTTTAAGCTGCTGGAGCCATCAGTGCTACGGACATTGCTGGACGTAGTACGTTGTGACCCATTGCATACCTAGAAACAATCAGAGTACCTTGACGTTCAATCTGATACTCAGACTCAACGGACAAGTCCATCAGTTTCACAGTTGCAACAGCATCTTTATGCATCACTAAAGCACGAACTGTTAAAGATTCGTTCTCTAGATCAATAGCATCTGTTCCATCAAGACCTCCAACAGCACCAGTATTACTACCTGTTGCGGTAGCAGCAGTATAGGCTACAGGAAGATCATACTGAGTAGTTCTACCTGATCCTGCGGTATTAGCAAGTGGTCTTGAACCAGTTGAAAGTGCAGGATTAGTAGCATTTGTCCATAATGGAGATGTCCATGCTGAAGCACCTAAAGATCCAAGATGAGGAGTTCTGACTACAGGAATACCTGCAATCATTGGAAGATCAATATCTTTAATTGATCCACCTCCACCTACATCTCTATTAAACATTGTCAAAGCAGAGACTGCTTCAGTATTTGATACTGTCTTGAACAACGAGTAATATTGATCGGTTGCCATTACACAAACAAGATCCTCAAGAGGTGCTCCTGCACTCTCAAGAATACGTTTGGCTTCAATCATACCCTCCATAAAATAGGCAGCTTTCTTTGAATTAGCAAAGCTAGCGGCATAAGTATGATTAGCTGAGAAATCTTCATCATCCCATGAATCATAATCTTGAATCATTTTACTTGCACGTTCCTTATTTGTACATAGTGCGGCTTTAACAGCCATACGAAGAATATTCTGGTCAGCAGCTTTCGCTAAAGCATAACCTGATTCCTGTGTATAGACTGAACGGATGTCGAAGTGTTGCATTGCTTCATCAATATTAGGGATGAATTGTGCAGCGATTAAGAGATCATCAACTGAGACTACTCGCTCAGCATTTGCTGCTATTACATCAGGCATGATCTCTTGACCTGGTGTGTGATATTCTGCGGCTCGGTATTTACCCGTCATAATAAACTGGGCAGACTTACCTTTTTTGATTGACCGCACTCGGCAGTAGTTCATCATGATGTTTTTCGTCTGAAAAGCTGTCATGACTTCACCAGCGTAAAGTTTTAAATATAAATTCCTTACGTCACCGGCTTCGTTCGTTTGTCCACTACGTTGTGCAGCAGCGTTCAAAGCGTTTGAGGCTCCTTGAAGTGCCATATTTTTCCTTATTGATTAAAGTTATACTGGATTCAGTTCCAGCATTTTGATTATAAAAATCTCCATTTATAACCACATCCGTTCAATCAAAGTTATCCACCTCAATGGGCTAAAATTTACTCTATGTAGTATTTTTGGGAGTATTACATAATGGATGATTGTGACAATTTCTGAGTCACTTCATCCCTGTAAGCAGGGTCGTTTTGATACCTAGGATCGTTCATAGCCTTCGTCAGTTGATTTACTGATTTATAAGTACTAATACCTTTTCCACCTGTATCACCCTGTAATAGAGTCGGAGTCTCACCAACTTCTATAGTCTTTCTTGCTTGTAAAGATTTGATTGCAAAGAGTACATCATCTGTATTTGGATTCTCTATTGCTCTATTAAAAGCATCTATTTCGTTTTCTGGTAGGGTTGTCTTTGCCCACTCGATAAGATCATTATATTCTTTCTGTCCACCTACAGAGTCATATGCTTTTTCTGTTATTTGATTAGCTATTGCAGATTGACCAGCTATCCACGTATCTACCACTTCCGCAGTCATTCCACCTTGAGCTAATTCATTATATGAATCATCACTTAATTCACCTTGCTGTGCATACTCTGTCGCATACTTTGCAAAGTCTAATCCTTGCGTCTGTAACGCTTTACTTACCTCATCTACATTTGCTCGTTTAGGAGTTTCTTCTTGCTCCTCTGGAGGTGGAGTATCTCCAGATGATAATTTCTGTTCTAATTGAGAGTATGCTTCTGCTAAATCTTCTGGACTTTCAAACTTATCTGGTAACCATGTAGGTTTTCCGTCTTCTCTTGGAACACTCTGAACACGTTCCGCTTTATCTATCATTGCTTGAACATGCTCCTGACTTTCGGGAGCTTCATCTTCGTGTGTTTCTATTACTTGTGTATCTGCCATGTTGTACCTTCCTTTTTATTGTTGTTGCTGTTGATTTTGTACTTCTCCTTTAGCCATTTCAGGAGCTACCTTACTTGCTACATCACTCATCATCTGTTGTTCCATCATCTGTTGTTGTTGCTTTTGTCTTGCCTCCGCTTCTTGTTGTTTTTCTTCAGGAGATTTGACCAATCCATTAGAATCAATCCCAAGTGAAGCCGCTAAACGAGTAATATACTCGGTAACATTTAACTCTTGCATAAGTACTTCAGGACCAAGAGCACCTAAATGTTGTAGAAATCCTGCCAGTTCATTTAAGTCTTGACCTCTTCCTAAAGCCTCTACTCCTGTGATTACCATAGGCTTTAAGGCATCATCAGGAAATGGTGGAAGTTTCTTTTCTCTCTTCATTTTATTCATAATAAGCTGTACCAATGGTAACTGGAATTCTTGAGATAGGATCGAGTAAACTCCACCTAATGCTATTTCCAATTCTTGATACGCAATTCTTATCTCTTCTGCTGTCACTCTTTCAGCATCCCTACGGACTGAAGAATTCATAAGAAATACTCGTGCTAATCTTTCGGATAAAACTCTTATTGTATCTTGAGCAACTCTAAAGTCAGCAGATTTTTGGAGTTGCAATGTAGAAACATCTTGATTATCTCCACTTACTATGGCTCCATTAGGTGAGTCAGCAAGTGTCTTGATTCGTGTAGTTCCATTCGGTCTTACCAAGAATAATATCTTAGCCGCTGCCGCACTACCTTCTACAATAGCCTTAGTTAATGTTTCTAATGATTTTAGATCGCCAATGTATTCTTCTACAAATCCTCTACCATAATCTTCACCATCAATGTGTGTAAATCTTAAAGCAATAAATGGATTTTTATTTTTTGGAAACGATCCCTCACTTCCAGGTATAACTTTACCTTCTATTTCTTGGTGTATCTTCCAATTTCTACCTGTCCATTTGACACAGGTGAAAAGATTAACACTTGTTTTTGGTATTTCATCTTCATCTATTTCAGCTATTAAATACTTAGCCTTATCTGGTAAGGATAATGGAGACATTGTTTCTTTAACAATTATCTTTAATACATTACCCATTGAATCTCTTTTAACAACATACCTATCCAGCTTAAAAACTCTCATCTGTTCTTTTTCAGGTAGGTATACTAAGACATTCCCTGCTACTATTAAATGCTTCAAAGCTTCAGAAATAGGAACACGTAATGCTCGTACTTCAATTTCTTGAGCTACCATACGTTCTATCTTAGCAAGTGCTTCTTCTGCTTCTCCTCGTTGCTCATCTAGTAACTCTTCTAATTCGGCATCGTCTATTACTAATCTGAAAAATGGTGCGTTAGGGGGTATAAGAGAGAGAAGTAATTTACTAGATAAGTTATTCACACCCTCCGCTCCTATAGATTGGAAAGGAGTAGGAAGAATAGAAGAACTTGAATGTCCTTCATCTACCAAAAGTGAGGGTATGGTTAGTTCTGAGGAGGCTCTTGCTCTCTCTAAGAATGGGGATCTATCTGCCTCTAGATTTGTATACATTCCTTGAGCATAACCTAAATCAGATTCCTCATTATTATCTACACTAATATATTCCATAGTTTATATTTTTAAAGAGGAGGTTCCTGTTCGTCTGATTTTAGTAGACGCTCTTGCAGATTTTTTACCTTTTTGAATAGCTAAGAAAGGATTGTTTTTATCCTTCTTACCTTTGCTACCTTTAGCGAAAGTATCAATTTTAGTTCCCTCATTTCCAGGTACTAGATTTGTAGCTTCTTCTGCCACATCTTCTAGAGGCTTTTCTATAAACATATTAACTAACTTATCCCTGCCACCCGAAACAGCGTCAGCACCATATTCAAGATTAGTCTTTCCAGCATCGGTAGCATCATGTAAACCTTCTTTTATTGCGTCAGCACCAGTTTCTAAACCTTCTTTTCCAGCATCTAAAATTGTCCCTACTGGGTCTTCTCCTGTAACACTAGTGACAGAATCTTGGACTGTTCCTACAGGATCTAAAACAATATCTTCTATAAGAGTAGGTAGT